AATTTTTGTTGAGCTATATCCTTAACCTTTCTGTCTTCCATTTTTTTATTTATAATTTTGATTGCATTTTCCTTTGTTTTTGGTGCAAGAAGACCACCTTTTGCGAACTTGTTTATAACTGTTTTTGCATTCGCGTTATTACCATACTTATTTCTTAATTCCACGACATTTGCATTTTTCTGTTTTTTCACATTAAGTTTACCTTTTCGTTTTGTAACGATAGCATTGACTTCCTTTTTAGCCAATGAAATATTTGTTATACCACCCGATATAACACGCGTAACAACCCCATTTGTTCTAAAATCTTGAGCCTTGAAATTATTTCCATTCAAACTCGTAATGTATGTTTTTAATTCTTCCGCACGAGCGAGTCTCTCTTCTTTCATTTTTTCGTTTTGTAACCTTTTTTCCTCCATTTTTTGTTTCAATTCTTGACTGGATAGTTTCTTAGCGTTAATCTGAGCCTGTTTAACCTGGTTATTACTTATTTTCTTGTTTAATGTAGTTCTAACACTTTGTTTATTTGGGTATATTGGTTTACTACTAAACATACGTGTTTTTTGATTTACATAATTTTGTATAATTTTTTGATATTTTTCATTTTGGTAACGAGCATTTGTTTTTAACTCGTTTATGTTAGCTTCTCTCATTTCCTTATTAGCCGCCTTTTTTGAGTTATTTTCCTCTTTTTTCTTAATTTCGGTAGCCTTATTAATGGCGTTTTTGTTACTCTTATTTTTCTTATTCTTTTTATTTTGTTCGATCGCGTTAATAACAGATTGTTTCGTTGGATACTTTATTTCACCCTTACTAAAAATACCTCTTCCGATACGTTTTCGAGATTCAAAATTGTTTATAACTGTTTTTGCATTCGCGTTATCCGTATAGTTAGCTCGTAAAGCATTTGCATTTGCTTTTATACCTTGATTTTGGGAACCTTTTATATCCTTTTTTATATCGGAAATAATGTCTTTTATGGATGTTTTGGGTTCTGCTAAAACACGTCTCTTAATACCATCACTGTTTTTTATAAACTGTTTTGCGTTACTATTTTCGTTTAAGAACTTGCTTATTTCCTCTATTCTCTTAGCATTTCTAGCATTTGCCAATTTTTGTATCATTCTATGTGCGGTTGTAATTTCTTTACCTGCAAATTTATTACTGTTCCCATTTTGAATGTTTCTTTTCGTATTTCTTTGTGTTTTTATAATTTGTTGTACATCTCTACTCGTTTTGTTAAGGGATCTACTTGATGCAAACTGTTCGAGTTCCGCTATGAACTGTTTACGCGCTTCCGTATTTGCATTTTCCTTATTTCGAAATTTTTGTTCGATTTTTTGTTTTGCGTTTTTGACTGTATTACTGAGTGACCGTGGTTCATTGAGTATATTATGTAATTCCTTTATTGAATTTTCATTCAGTTTTAACGTCCCGTTATTGGACTTTAAAAAGGTATTGAGTCGATTATGGTTCTTTTTTTTATAATTTTTGAATTTGTTTGATGCGTTATTTAAAGTTACATTTGGGCTATTTATGAGACTTTTAATATTCTGGTTATTCAAATTAAGTCTTAAACCACTTGCATTATTATATTTAGCTTTTTTGAGTTTTTGTTTTCGGTTATTTTCGTTTTTTGCACTGTTTATCTCTTTCTGTTTGTTTATTTTAGCCTGTCTTCTGGCTTCAGCTGCTGCTTCTTTTGTCCGTCTTCTTTCTTCTGCTCTTTGCTTTTTTTCTTCTGATTTTTCTCTCATTTTATTGAGTATTGATTGCTTTTTTATATTATTATTACCGGAAGTACCACCAGAAAACAGTGTTCTCCTAACCGATGGTTGTGTTACCGATGGCTGTGTTGGCGTTGGTGTAGGAGCAACGGGTTGAGTTACTGATGGTGGTGATGGACCTTGTACCGAAGAAGCGGGTGTTGTTGGTGATAATGTACTACCACTTACGTTATTAGATGAATTTTGTCGTTGCGATGCGAGTGGTCCGGGTGATTTTTTAAACTTGATAACTTGATTAATTAAATCTTTATAATCACCTCTATTAATTTGACCAACATGTTCTTTAGCAGCTTTTTTGAAACGTTTGTGCCAGTCCTTAAACGATTCGTTCCCTATATACCCTTCGTTTCTCAATTGTGTGTATAACTTTTCGGGTTTTTGGAGATAAAACTTTCTTTGGTTTGCGGACATGGAATTAACTTCATTTTGTGATTTTAATTTGAACCCACTCGAGAAAAGACTCGAGAACATGTTTTTTACGCGCCCTCTTTCTATACCCTTAACTTCTCTATAAGGTGATATCGTGTTCGAATTATTTTTTAAGAAATTTGGTTTGTTCGCTTTTCTAAACATATTTCCTCCTCTATTATTGTTTTTGTTGTTCTCATTTCTCGTATAGTTATTATTAGTTCGGTTAGAGTTAGAGTTATTGATTCCATTTTCACGCGTTATGTTTCTATTAGAGTTAGAGTTAGAGTTATTGTTTCCATTTTCACGTTTTATGTTAGTCATTAAATTATTGGAATTGGAATTAACATTAAATGATTTTACGTTAATTTTCTTTTTATGAACAGTTCTGAGTCGAATTGGTTCCTGTATGTTTAATGAGTGAAGTTTTCTTCCAATTATATCAATTAATTGTGCTTTAGTAAGACTTTTATCCGCGTGACGCGCAAGACCTACTTTTTTTGCAATTCTTCTAATACTCGCAACTTTTGTCGATGAATTAAACAGTTTTTCAAATTCCAATATTGATAAAGGTGATTTTCTATCTAACAAATGTGATTTATCTCTACTTAATATAAGCGGTGGTAATGGTAGTTTACCATCCTGAATAGTTGCATAAACATCACATATCTGACTCCTCGATAATTTGATATCGTCTCCTGTGGTTTGCTTAATAAGAGTTTTTAGATTTTTTATATCTATTCCTGGATCGCATGCATCCATTATTGTTATAAACCAACAAAAAAGTTTATAACAATAATTAAGTATCTATACCTTTCATATATAAGTGCATTTTTTCTTCGTACGTCATACCAAAATTAAACACATCTACCTGCCCTATATCAATATCAATAACCTTACTATTTTTTATTATGTTTTGTTGCCTGTTATTTAATGTTGATGTCATTAATGCCTCTGCAAATTGTTTTGGGCTTTTTATATCTTCTATAAATTCTGATTCCATTTTCATTCGAATACAAAGTATTTTATTACCTTTTTTATCCATAAAAGGTGAGGTCGGTAAAGTTTCTAAAGTCCCCCCGTCTACATATACCATACCATCATACCTATATGATGAGAATATGAATGGTACAGCTATACTCATACATAGTGCATCTATTACTTTCATATTTGGGTGTGTATCTTTAGAAAAATAAACTGTTTTTGATGTGTTTACACAAAACGCTGATATGTATATCTTTTTTTCTATATCTAAAAATGTTAGATCTGATTCTAAAATATCTACAAATTTTTCTCTGATTGGTTTTAAATCAACTAACCCATATTTATTCATAAAACATTTCAAATTAAGTTTAACTAATTTATTACCATCTATTAATGCAAATTTATAAAGTATGTCGTCTATACCAAACCCTAATGCTAACATTAAACATATTATTGCGCCCGCCGATGCACCTGAATATTCTTTTATATTATGAAGTTTGTCTTCTATAGTTTTTAAGTATCCTAGCATTGAGAAAATTCCCATTGCACCCGGTCCTATAACAAGGTATTCCATATCCTCGTTTAATAATACTGAGGAAATTGCTTTCTCAAAATAGCGAAGACTGTCGCGAAGACTACTGCGTGAACCACTGCCGACGAAATACTGGTTTGACCCGACATGAACAAGCCCTTCGATCCTGGTGGAATGCTTAAGAGCATACCTGGACTGAGAATGATAAAGAGAGTTGTAGTGACGATTAAATCGGTCTTTGTGAGAACCAAACCCATTGATTTGGCAATGAGTGAGAATGCGAGGAAGAAAACGAGAGCGTGAAATAAAACGGCGGTTCGTCCCGTAAGACCATCTCTGAACGCAATTTTGGAACCATTTGTCCTGAGAAGTATTCCTGGACTGAGTGCTAAAAAAAGAGCGGCTGGTAAGGCGACTTTATTGGATGTAATATCTGGGATCATGTTTGTATATATATTCATTACATATTAATCTAGGAACCGTATTCGGAGTTATAAAAGCAAAATTCGACAAAATCGTCATAATTTGCAAATTTTAAAATTATATGTGACATAATAGCGTCATCTAAATACTGTTGCAGTATTCCCCACATATAACGAAGATGTTCATGATGTACTTCTTCCCAATCGTTTATATGTAGAGGTTCGTTCGTGTGAAAATCGTCTTCCATGTCGCTGTGTTCTGCTTCGTTACCATTCATGGCTTCATAGACGTATTGGTTCCAAACCATTTTTAAATTTTATTGTTGTTTTTTATCTTTGAGACCCGTGAGAGAGAGCGAAGTTGATTCCTTTGTTGGTAAGCTATCGAGTATAAACTTTAATACACTTTCGGCTCTTTCTTCGTTCCCTTCAAAATATGTTACGAGACCTTCTTTAACTGAGGTCTTGTTTAAACCTTGTTTTCTGCTATTTGTCTTAACTGAAATCTTCCCTTTTTTAAGATTTATAACATCTAAACCATTATCTGTCATGGTTTTCTTAATCTGTAATTTTAAAGATTTTTCCGCCTGAACTAAAATCTTTATATCTTCTCGGGCTTCTGTAATCTGCTTGTTGAGTTCAACCAATTTAGAGACGCTGTTAGAAAGTTCGTCTGACGTTGACGACGACATTGTTTTTATTTATAAATAATACCTGTATTCTTTAATTGACTATTTTAACACAGTGGTCTGCGCATAGTATCTGGGGAAATTGTGGAGTTATTCCACACGAATGGTTCTTTACCGTTTGGTGGGTCCGCTCTGACTTGTTGGTTAGCATTTCTCAATGCACCACCGACAGTTTCTGGGAAACCGATTTGGGCGCGTGGTTCAAGAAAGTTTTGTCCCGCGAGAATGTCTTCTGGTGCAAATTCACCGAATTCTTCCTGGGAAGCGACTTCTCTTGGGAGAAGGGATGAAGCGAGACCGCTACCCGACTTCATTTCGCAAGAAGCCGAAGTATCCGCAACAGCGCTCGCGGTTGGGGATGGTCCGTCGCCCAATGGTGCGTACATACGCTCCTCGACCGAGTAAGTGGATCCGGAACTCATGTTAGTGAAAATAAGGTAGATGACAACTGCGACAGCAAGTGTAATTCCTATTTGTCTTGGGGTAATTTTTTTGCTCATCTTCATAATGTCTTTTATATATAGTAAATACTTTTTTTTATTTCGAATCTGAGTTTTCAAACATACACCCGTCTGGGTATGCTTCAATTTCCTGAGTTTCTTCTACCCCCTTTTTTTCCTCTTCGTTAATTTTTACCTGAACAATATTCCATGATGGTCCAAATGCTTTTCTAGCAAACCAGAGCCCTGAGAATTCAACAAAAATTGAACATGTCGTACCTGGAGAAAGTGTTTCAAAATCAACTTGTTCGTTTTTAGAGTTAAAAACTCGAGTCGCTTCGATTTTGTCCGTTGATAAACATTCTTCTTTGGTGTAAGCATTGGTAACCGTTTTTTCTGATAATTCTTTACCAAACCATTCCACCGCATTTTCAACTGCGGATTCAATACTAGATTCATGAACAGATTCGATCTTCGCCTGATTTTCTTCCCCTGTAATTTCGAATGATACTTCTCCCATTTCGGAATCGGTATCCAAAACCTTTACACATGGTAATTGGATAAAACACCTCTTTTTTTCGTCTGTGAATGCTGCGACGTGTCGCATACCATCGTCTGCTTTTGTTGGTTTATTGTAAATCATTTTTATATATTACATTGGGTTCATTTCTTTAAACCAATAAAAGGTATCATTGCTGATTTTTCCAAAACTGGTTTTGGAACCCATTGGTCTCTAACTGGTTTGAATCCGTATAGGGTTTCTTCCATATTTACATTACGTATTTTAGATGGTAATGGTCTAGGTTTGGTTGGTCTAAAATCCATTTCATTTCGTACATAGTTTTTATTGGGATTTGATTTCCAATTCATTTTTTCAAGATTGAATATTTGATTTGATTGCGTTCTTAAATAATTCGGGGGTGTTTGTATAGTGTTATGGTTTGATTTTAAGCCGTAAAATATATCTTTACTCAATTTTTGTTTAGAAGGTGCTGTTGTTGAAAGTTTATATTTTTGTGGGTTGATCTTTGCAGCTTTTTTCATAACACTTGGTCCCACCTTTGTATACGTTCGGAACGTGTGTGCAGGTTTACCGAGTTTAATACCAACTTTTTTTGCAATTGTATCTATAGAATCTGTACTTAAAATCCTCTTTTTAGACATTAGTCTACCTAAAGCGATCATACGTTTCCTATCCTTTTCGGCTTTACCCATTCTGAGACCCATTTTTTGCATCATGAATATGTCTTTTATAAGGTATGATTTTGTAGGTATGGTTAAGTACTTATATTTTATCGTGTATATTTTACCCCTGTTCATGTTTGTGTAATTCATTTCAGTTGAAAAGGTATTTGTTTTGGCAACGTCGTATCCGAGTTGTTTTGGGCGCATAAATGCGATGTCTAGAATACCGCCAAAGTTCATATCTTCATTTTTACCTGTTTTTATATTGAACAAACGAAACTTCATATCCAGTGTAAATAATTCAACATCTATGAGTACATTAGACACATTTTTTATGTTTTTACGTTTAGGTATTAACGAGTATCTACGTGTAACGTGATACCCTTTTGATTTTTTAGTTGTAGCCGAGGTTAATCCTATATATCTTGCAACTTTATAAGCCCAATTGGTTCTGTATGCCGCATTGTTTAAGTTATATTTATTAATATCTTTATTCGTAAAGTATTGGTTAGTTTCTTTAAGAACCGTATCTATAATTTTATAATTATCACGTTGTGCGATTTCTCCAAGTTTATTCCATAATAAAAGTTTAACGGCTTGTAATTTACCAAAATATTTATCATCCGCTTTCATTTTGGGTACAAATTTAGTATCTATATCCGATGTTATAACTTTATCTTCTGCTTGTAAATAGAAATTAACAGCTTCACCACCACTCAAAACTAAATCACCCATTGGTTTTAAGAATTTTGTTATATCATCTATTATATCAAGTAATAAAGGACGTATCGATTCTGTTACGAGTACTTTAGCAGCTTCTTCAAAAGATTCTTTCTTATGAAGCCTGTTTACTCTAGATCTAAATTTTTTTATATTATCCTGACTATACACTGAAATATATTTGTATAAAACCTTATCACCAAAACATACTTTCTTTTTTACCCATTCTTCTATATTCTTATCCGTATAATCGTTAAACAATAAATAAAAATTTTTAGGTAATTTTTTTACTGTTTTTATGTTGGTATTTACCATTATTATATTGTCTATATAATAATATGGATTGTCAGAGTGACGAAAATACATGTGACGAAATATTCGGTGAATGTAGATGTTATGCGAGTACAGAAGAATCAAACCCATACACAAACCAGGTTTGTGGTATTAGAAAAAATGGTATACTATTACCATGTAAAGCTGGCTGCTGTGCAGGTGGGTGCCCTGGTCAATGTAAAAATGTTAGACCTAGACAACCATATGCATTTGCTTATATAAAACCGAATATTAGACTTGATAATATTTTTAAATATATCATCTTATTGGCTATAATTTTAACAATTGTAAGTACAATTTTAGTTATCAAAAAAAGTACTTAAAGGTTTTGGTTTAAATTCATATATAAAATGTCTATCGAATCTGTCCTTACCGAAATTGCCGCTCTCCGAAGTGAAGTTAAATCTCTCTCTAAAATATGTAGAAAAATCAAATCTAAACAAGATGACCCGACGGGTGAAAAAGCAGCTTCTCGTGCCAAGAATAACGGTTTCAATCGCGAACAAGCTGTTTCTGAGAAACTTAGAAAGTTCCTTGATTTGAAAGAAGGTGAACTTGTTTCTAGAAGTACCGTTACTCGAGCTATTAATAAGTACGTCACCGCCAATGGATTGAAACACCCAGATAATGGTCGAGTTCTTGTATTGGATGAAAAATTGAAGGACCTTCTTCAACCACCGGACGATGTTCAAATTACATTTTTGAATTTACAAAAATATTTGAGTCCACATTACACAAAAGTCGAACAAAAGTAAACTAAGTTAAATAAATTGACTTAAAAAAATATATATACAATATAACAAAGAAACATGATTATCGATAGAACTTCTATCGAAAACCTTGTTGGTACAAAAATATCTAAGATAGATTTGTACCAAAAAGCATTTACACACAAATCTGCATTAAAAGAGAATGATTCTTTGGAGGGGTCCTTTGAAACACTTGAGTTTATAGGAGATTCTGTGTTAGGTTTTGTCATAACAAAATTTTTATTTGATCAATACGAGAACAAACAGGAAGGTTTTCTCACAAAAGCTCGTACAAAACTTGTCCGTGGTGAAACCTTGGCTAATATAGCTAATAAACTTGAACTTTATAAATGGGTTCAAATGGATGAAAAGGGTATGCGTAACCAATGGTATAAAAATCCAAAGATACTCGAAGACGTATTTGAGTCACTCGTCGGTGCTATATACATGGACCTCGGTTTACTTCATGCTAAGCAGTTTATACTAAAAATATATAACAATCCACAGATGGTTGATATGAATTGTATAATGATAGACGATAACTTTAAAGATCATCTTATGAGATATTGTCAAACAAACAATCTCAGTTTACCCGATTATAGGGTTGTACATCACGATAACGGTATATTTTTCATAGATGTTTATGTTAATAACGCATTTTTAGGAAGAGGTTGTGCAAAAAACAAAAAACAAGCGGAACAATTAGCCGCTAGATACTTTTTTTATCCTCCTCATCTTGCTACGCATTAAAAATACTTAAACAATAAGATACATAACTATTTATAAATTATAAAATGATAAAACCTTGTTTAGCTATTGTTGGTGGTATAATTGGTATTTATATTGGCGTTAAATTATTATTATCATTTGATAAACCCGTACAACCTACATGTGATAAAAACGAAGAAGATGATACAGAATCTTCTTCATCTGAAGAAAATATAATTATAAAAAGAACATTAACATCTCGTATGGGTGCGTTTGAAAAAAAAGAATTGGTGAAGCGTACCAAGCCTTTTTCTCACATGAAAAAAGAAGAACTTGTGGAAGCGTGTAAAGATAGAAATATAGATTCTGATGGTACAGTTAGAATTTTAAAAACCAGGCTTAAAAATTACGAGACTAAGTAATTTAGTATGCATCCCAATGTCAAAAAATGGTTAGAATTTGAATATGCACCACAGAAATCACAGGAATGGTTAGATCTTAGAATGGGTATGCTTACAGCCAGTGATGCTGCATCGGCTATAGGTGTTAATAAATACGAAACACCATACCAACTTTTATTGAAAAAGTGTGGTAAAGGTCCAGTTTTTACAGGTAATGAAGCAACACGACACGGTGAAAAGTATGAAGATGAGGCGCGTATAATTTATGAAGGAAAATACAACGAAGTTGTCCACGAATTGGGTTTATGTCCTCATCCAAACTATTCATTTTTAGGTGGGAGTCCAGATGGCGTGAGTGAATCAGGTAAGTTAATAGAGATTAAATGTCCCATGATGAGATCTATTGATGGTACTGTACCTGAACATTACATGCCACAATTACAGTTGTGTATGGATATATTAGATTTAGAAGAGGCTGATTTTATACAATACAAACCAGAGGAACTAACATGGCCTAAACCAAGTGAGTTTATAGTTACAAATGTAAAACGAGATCGAGAATGGTTTGCTAAATATCTGCCGATTATGCGTGATTTTTGGGATAAAGTTGTTTATCACAGAGAACATGGTATAGAAGATCCACCACCAAAAAAAATCAGAAAGAAAAAAGAAATTATCAGACCAGAATGTCCTATAGTTACAGATTCAGACGAGGATTATTATGATGAGTATTAATAAATGAACAGGACTGTGTTATATAGTACAGTAACTATAACTCTTACAATAACTCTATTATATGGATACCTTTACTCACAAATGAAAGAGGATTTTGGGTTTACAGAAGATCCTCTCGATCCGTATTACTTTTCACTTATGACAATGAGTACGGTTGGGTACGGTGATTTTTCGCCTAAAACTCAACGCGCAAAAGCTCTTGTTATGTCTCATCATACCATTATCTTAGCTGAAATTGCAACTCTCATAAGTAAAGTAGTTTCGAAATAATAAATATATCAAAAATTTCATGTTCAAATTTTTTAGAATTCGAAGATGAAACTTAAAATGTAAAAGTATAATATACCATAATGAAAGGTTGTACCACAGATATTAGTGATATCACAGATATAAAACCACAGGCATGTGAACCCGTCAGTAAGGATAAATGTAAATCAGGGTACATGGCAAAAACTGAAAATATTAATGCACCAGAAGATTCAATGGATTTATGTTGTAAATGTAATCGAAACGGTGATACTCCATGTGAAGTATGCTTAGATCCAAATATGTGCACAGAAGAAGAGGCAGATTTATATTACACAGACAATGAGGAATGTTTTAAACCACAACTTGGTCCTTCGCCATCGGGTTCTCCCTTACCAGGTGTTGTTACATCTAAAAAGGAAAGTGGTTCCAGAATGACTTATATTTATGCACTCATATGTATTATAATTTTGGTGGTAGGATTTTATTTTTATTCGAATCGCCAAAATAAATATTAGCATAATATAAATGCAAACATTCGGATCAAGAGCTGAAGTATTCCACGGAACTGCTTTAAAAACGACAGGCGGACTCGCAAAATCTGACCTCATGCAAGATAAATATGGACGAATCGTCAGTAAAGCTGCGCGTAAATCTGCAATCGAACGCATGAAAAGAGAAGGTAAAAAAGCACTCGTCAAAGTATTCAAGCCAAAAAAGAAAGGATTTGGGCTTCAACCAAAGGAAGGTACAAAAAAATATAAAACACTGATTAAGAAAATGTTGTAATAAAGTAAGTAATAATGACGCTTAGTAAATGGAACGAGTCTGTTCGTGTTGCTAAAATTAAACTAGGATTAAACCCAAAGTCTTTTATAACATTAAAAGGTAAATTGCTGAAAGAATCACAGGCTATTTATCAAATACTTATTTTAAATGATAAAACTATAAAATAAATTGGAACCCCTTAAGTCTCTGTGGCTCATATACCACAAGCGAGTTAAGTTTCCATGAAACCCCAAATTTTCTATTGAGAAAATACACACTATTCATTTCCACTATAGAAGTTCCAGAGTTTCTTGCGTATAGTCCATTTTTAATGTCATCAATTAACGGTTTCTTTTCTTCATCGTAAACGTTTGGTTTAACTTTATCGTCGATAGTAGAATCAACTTTAACGCGAAATTTTGGTTCACGATCGGGTGATTCCTTGATATTGGAAAAAAACATCGGTTTTAGTTCTTCAAAACTCATGTGTTTACTAAAAATATCTTCACTCTGTTCCGATACCGCGTGTATAATTTTATTTTCAACTTCGCGCATACACTCGTAAAATTTCTTTACGAAATTACCTTCTTCATCCCACCCTTTCATAGCAAAGTCGATATTATATTTAGTAGGACCGATTTCAGGTGTGAACCCAGAAATACCAAAAGGCATATACATACGCGGAAAATTAATTTTCATAACCTTATCATCCGTCGTACATAACGAGATTTTTCGTCCGTCGTAGTTGGCAATTTTCAGTGTATCTTTAGCATTTATAAATTTTGCCATTGTTTTTATAAATGTATATACACTTTAAGCTTTAAGCTTTTCCTTTAAATTTTTAATAGCTTTTTTCTTATTTTCAATTTTCTTTTCGAGTTTTATTGATTCTTTCACTGCATTATTATATTTTGTGGTTCTTTTTCGTGGTGTATCCGTTTTTAAAATTTTTGGTCGAGTATTAGTTTTTCGTAACGCGTTTAATTCCTTTTCGAGTTGTTTTATAGCTGATTTTATACCCAATATTTTACTTGGTTCCGTGAATCTAACAAACCTAATATTTTTTCGTTTTAATTTTTCACGTGTAAATAAATTTTCTACCTCCATATTGCTATTTGAATTTGGGGGTGTATTATATATAGTTCTCATACGACTGACTGTTGATTTACGTAGTTCTGTACCATTTGGTAATGTACGTGGTTTAATATAATTTTTGAATGAGTTTAACGTCATGTACCTCTTTTTTCGTGTACCGTATTCAACTGCTTCATTACCAACCTTGAATTTGTTATGTGTTATGGGATCTACGTTATTATTACTATTACTAGGTAACGGTGTTTCGATAAAATTCATATTTGACCTTGATATTAGTCCGGGTTCAAATAAATCGTGTCTTGGACCTAATCTACTTCGACCCCGTGTTACTACGCTTCTTAAACGACGCTGTAAATTTTCAGGTGTTGGTGTTGTCATTTATATAGTATGAGATTACTTTTTATTATTATTCCTTTTCTTTTCCTTATTCGGTGAAAAAAGTTTTAAAGCATTCTCGAGACTTCTTGGTAACATTTTCGTGACCTTTTTAGCAAAACTTGGTGTATAAGGTGATCTTTTGGGACTAGATTTATTATTATTTGTTTTCTTTGGTGTTGTCATTTATATAGTCTGGTATTTTATATACCATAAAGTAATGAACTGGTTAAGACTCAAAATCATAGAGATACACGTTTCGTATATGATGATGAGGTACAATTTTAAAATGTTGTTATATACAAATGTCAGACGATAAAACTAAAAAATCCATTAAGAAAAAGATCACAAATACGGTTAAGAAAGCTGTCAAGAAAGTGAAAGGTGCGCCTAAACGAGCAACATGGAAATTGAAAAAGGCGCTTGCAAATAAACAAGCGATAAATTATGAAACGAAGTCAGGAAAACCTTTACATTTAGTAAGAGCGAGCCTTGGTTATAGAAATAATACTACTGCAAAAAACCAAAAAACTGAAATGTTATACCGTCTCGCTAAAATGAACTTAAACAATTTAAATCGAGGTGGTCTTCAAAATTTTAGACGTAAACCTAAAGAAAAAAATATGGAATTAACGGGGTATAATTATTATAATTTGTCTAGATACAGAGATAGTCACGACAAAATAAACACTGTAAGTATACCTAAAAAGAAACGAGATGCGTTGAGAAAAAAACTCGAAACAAAAATAAAAACGAGAGAAAAAGAACTCGATAAAATAAATGTTAATGCTTGGGTAAAAGCTGCTCGAAATAGAGCGAATATCGAGAAAAGAAAAGTTTCAGCTATCAAATCTATTAATTCTTTACCGACAAACATGCAAGAAATAATTAAACAAAAATACAAAGAAGGTGAATTTAAAAAAATAAATAATATATTAGCTAAAAAAAATACAAACAAATTATTTATATATGGACACCCTAACGCATCTAAAAAATTAAAATCTCTTATGTTTAAAGAAATTCAAGCTAAAAGACCGAATTTACCAAATTTACCATCTAATATTAAAAAAGAAATATTTAAACGTTCTCTTACTAATAATGAAAAAAATATATATAATAGTAACAAAAAAAGGAAAAACTCACCTAAATATATGTATAATCACACAACTGCCAAGACACCGTTCCAACGGAGTATTATTAAGCGGAACACATAGAACACTCTGCTTCTAAACTAAACTGAATCGGGCGCGATTTTGCTTTACTTCTAAGGTAATACATACCTGTTTTCAAACCAGTTTTCCACGCGTACATGTGCATAGACGAAAGTTTTGAAACCGTCGGACTCTCGACGAATAAGTTCATACTCTGACTTTGGTCTATATATACACCTCTATCAGCAGCCATATCTATGATTGTTTTCTGACTCATTTCCCATACCGTTTTATACAGTTCCTTGAGATCATCCGGAATATCAATAATATTTTGAACGGAACCATTTGCCTTAACCATAAGATCCTTCATTTCTTTTGACCAGAGACCGATTTTCTTTAAATCGTTAACTAAATGCTTGTTTACGACGACGAACTCACCCGCAAGGGTTCTTCTCAAATATATATTTGTTGTATATGGTTCAAAACACTCGTTGTTGCCTAAAATCTGAGACGTCGAGGCTGTAGGCATAGGTGCGAGTAAGAGACTGTTTCTCGTACCTTTTTTAACAAGTTTACGCATAGCATTCCAATCGTATCGACCACTGAACTGCGGATCGCGATCCCACATATCGAATTGGAGAATACCTTTACTGAATGGTGACCCCTTAAACGTCTCGTATGTTCCATACATTTCGGCGAGTTCACAAGACGACTCGAGAGATGCATGGTAAATAGTTTCGAAAATGTCACGATTAAGTTTTTTAGATTCATCTGACCCAAACGTCATACGGAGCATGATAAAAACGTCGGCGAGACCTTGAACACCAATACCAATTGGGCGATGGCGCATATTCGATCGTTCTCCGTTTTCTGTTGGGTAAAAGTTTTTATCGATAACCTTGTTCAAGTTTCGCGTAACCATTTTAGTAACGCGGTGTAACTCTTCGTGGTTAAACTCATTTTTTTCGACATCAACGTATTTCGGTAACGCGATGGATGCAAGATTACACACGGCGGTTTCGTCTTTATCGGTGTATTCTAAAATTTCTGTACACAAATTCGATGATTTAATCGTACCAAGATGTTTATGGTTCGACTTTTCATTACACGCATCCTTATAGAGCATATATGGCGTCCCCGTTTCACTTTGTGATTTAATAATCGCTTTCCAAATTTCAACTGCAGGTAATGTTTTTATCGAAAGTCCTTCACTTTCATACTTTTCATAAAGGTCTTCAAATTCTTTACCGTAAACATCCGATAAACCTTTCGCCGTATCTGGACAAAACAATGACCAGTTACCGTTAGATTCGACTCGTTTCATAAATAGATCAGGAATCCACATTGCAGAAAAAAGATCACGGCATCGAGCTTCTTCGTCACCTTGATTTAGGCGAATCTCGAGAAAATCCATTATATCAGCGTGCCATGGTTCTAGATACACCGCGATAGACCCTTTTCTCCTACCTGCCTGATTAACATACCTCGCAGTTGAATTATAAACTCGTAACATAGGGATAATACCATCAGATGTACCATTTGTTCCACGAATGTGTGATTTATTTGAACGAACATCGTGTATATGTAACCCTATACCACCCGCCCACTTACTGATACGTGCACACTCTTTTACAGTGTCATAAATACCGTCAATGCTATCTTCCTTGTTCGCGATTAAGAAACACGATGACATTTGTGGTCTATGTGTGCCTGCATTAAATAGAGTAGGTGTCGCGTGAATGAATAAACCACGAGATAATGCATCGTATGTTTCAAGTACGTGATCGATATCGTGTCCATGAATACCAATAGCGACACGCATGTATAAGTATTGTGGTGTTTCGATAATATCACCGTCAATTTTCTGAAGATACCCTCTTTCCAAAGTTTTTAAACCAAAATATCCAAATTCGAAGTCACGTTCATGTTTAATGTCTTCCTTGACCTTAGAAGAAACTTCGAGCACTTCGTGCGTGATGATTCCAGCTTTATGGAGTTTGCGCATGGCGATATTAAAGTTATTTGCGGCGCGTTTTTGAATATTACTAGCAACAATACGAGTTGCTAAAACTTCGTAATCGGGGTCTTTGGTTATTAAACCAATGCATACTTCAGAAGAAAGGGTATCTATTTCATGAGTTTTAATTTCGTCATACATAGACGAGAAAACTTGTTGTGCTACCATTGACACATCTACACTTTCTGAAAGTTCATTTGTAAGTTTTGAAATCCTGTTGGTGACCTTGTTAAACTTTACGTCTTCAACACGACCGGAACGTTTTATTACCCTCATTATATAATTCTAATTATACTAAATTTTTTAAATTGTTTATTTTACTTGCATGTGAAATCTTCACTTCTAACAGTTGTTGGTCCTTTAGTTTCAGCCAAACGATTGGGCTGAAGAAGTGACGAGTTTACATAAAATTTACCATTTGGGTCACCTACCTTTGCGACTGGTGCATACGAGCCAACGAAACAGGCTGGTGGTTGACATATTGGTTTTTCATAATTGCATGGTTTTGTGCTGTACGCTATTTCAAAATCGGCTGATGCTATCATTTATATTTACCAATACTTTTTTTCCAGGCCTATATTAAATGTGTGACGCTATTCACATAAATTCCTTGAAACAATGTCCAACTCCATTGAACACCCTGTTCTTTTCTGAGTTTAACATGAATACTCTTCAGCGTGCAATTCGAAGTGAATTTAGAAACAAAACTGGTGTAGCTATCGATTATCAAAATAAAAACGATTTATACGCTATCATGCGCGTTGCTTTTATTAACAACTCGGGTGATCACAATACAAATGTTCAGGAACAGGTTCGGTTTATAAACGGTATTGTTATAAAAACTGCACTTGGTCAAATTCAATCCGGTGTTTCTCAGTATATGGGATATATACACGATATAGATACACCAACACGAGTAAATGATTTGCCCGTGAATACAACTACATACGGTAAAAAGTTTGGTAAAAATGAAAAAATTGGTTTTTAATTAACTTAACTTTATGCTTTACTAAAAATTAACTATAATAACAGTTTTTTTATTGTTATTATAATTGATATAAATTATATTATGAGTACGTTTATTTGTACAGTGAGTAAGGTTCTGGTTCGATTCTGTAACCAAGTGTCGCACCACCATCGTCGTCATCATCGTTACCTTCTGGTTCCGCTGGTGATGGCGCAGGTGCAGGCGCTGGTGCAGGCGCAGGCGCTGGTGTTGGCGTAGGCGCAGGCGCAGGCGCGGGTGTATTAAGTGATTCATAATAATAGTAACCACCACCAACCATAAGAGATATTACAAATACAAGTGCGAGCAAAGCACCTATCATATTTTAACATGTACTGAGATTATAATTTAATTACTGAGCATCTTTCATGTCTTTCCATTCCTGTGGAATTGTATAACTGTACCTTACATCTGGGTCACCCCCTGGACATGATTTTTTCCAAGCTTCATCAGTTGTATGAGTTACTTCACTATATTTACACTTGAGATCATTGGTCCAACCACCTGGGAAAGACGCCTTGAATTGGTCCTCTGTTTGCCACTGTTGGTACTCGTAATAGTCGTTATCAACTTTTATTGGTATACCTCTTGCTAAATAATTAATACACGCTGTATCGCTACCATATATATCATCACCCGCGTCTCTATAAGCTCCCTCTGCCCCTGCTCCTATGTTACACGAAACGCAACTTTCTCCTAATACTCTGTGATCCTTAGCACACTTACTACATTTCGTATCCCCATCGGTAACGACATCGCCCGCTGGGTGTGTGTATTTACTTCCACATTTAACACACTTTCTATTAGATACGTGGTAATTTTCAGCGCACTGTTTACAGAATGTGTCCGTAAATTCCGCAGGGTCGTCACCTGCTGGATTAATGTATCCTTCCCCACACGCAACACACACACCACCTTTAATGCGTTGATTCACATCACATGGTGCAGGCGCGGGACCCGAAGGTGTAGGCGCTGATGGTGTCGACGGTGTTGGACATCCATATCCCCAATCACACGAATTCCATTCCTTGAAATAAAATTGGTAAGATCCCAAACCTATTAAAATTGAAAGTACAACACCAATTAAAATTAATACTGGTAATGGTAACATGATAGTATTTTATAATACAATTATATTTTTTTATCTCGAGTAGTATTAATAAACATGAGTCAATTAATGCTTGACGATGAAAAAGCCATGAGTGATATAAACCCATTTGCTGATACGAAAAATTTTTTCCCACCTGGTACGAGTCGACAATATAATGATTATAAAAAACACAAACTACCAGTAGAGGAACCAGAGGAAGAATATGTGAGTCCTGCATGTGGTGTTCTGACAAAGGGGGTTGGTCGACTGGGGTATCGTGAAGATAAGTGTTCGTTATCTAGACCTCTCATTCCAGGAAGAAATATAGATCACGGATTCACACCTCGTGAACGAATGGATTTTGATAAAAGTTATGTAACTAAAAAGGAAGTAAAATCACACGAAGTTTCACCAACAACTACATTGATCAGTATAACGTGTCTGATTCTATTAATTGCAGTACTCTAAACATTTTTTCGAGTCTATAATCGCTAGTACACGTTCCAATAACTTTCGGTAAAGTTGTTAAACAGAATTCACGCATCATACGTTTTTGCCATCCACACGAAACGTTAATTAAAGGTGGTATGAAAGTTGGATCTAAAATCTTAACGCAATTCATAATGCGTATAAGTGAATATGGGTTATTATTTTCTAACATGACATTTTCCAATTGTACAGAAACCATTTTACGTCTCGTTTCTGTAGTTTTGTCTATACACGTATCTAGAAATTTTTCGTACCGTATTGATGTATTTGCGTGAGGTTCGAATTTTGTAATGTGCATTGGTGTTTTCATGCACGTATGAAAATAATCTGTAAACGTTTCGTAACCGAAACCTTCCATGTACTTACTATACTTGATTTCAACCATGTATGAATTACCGTAATCTAAGTTTATGATTTCTTTAGCTATTTTTACAAAATGTGTCATAAAATTATTTAGTTTAAACTCTTTAAACTAATCCAAATTTCTTATCTGGAATAAACTCAAGTTTATTATTTAATTCTTTTAATTCTTTTTCTTTTTTGTGTTTAATACCTTCACAGTTGTGTATTTCTAAAACAATACACCTAGAACAAAAATCATAATTACAATATTTACAATTTATAGGTATTCCTTTTTTTTTACACTTAAAACAAGGCATATTCTAATAACCTAAGTTAACTTTATATTATATTTTTTTTAAGTATTAAAAATGAGTACCATTTCATGTTTAAATCACATAAATGATACTACTTTTAGGGGTATTGTAAATAACACCTTTTCGTATATACTAACACTAAACGAGTTCCGTGATAATATACAGAAAGAAATACGACCTTCGTGGATTAAGCTTACAACTATAACCATGATATCAAAATTTGAAAAGAAAATCGATTTAGAAAAATTCAGACGTGCTTTTCGTTTATTAAATACACTCGATCTCGCTAAGATTACCAATTCTAAGTGTCATTTTGTATGGGAACAGAAACATACGACTTTTTATAATCAAATAACCATGGTTTATCGTGACGTGTACAGTACAAAATCTATTAAACTGTTTCCAAATGGGAGTATACAAGTTGCCGGGTGTTCTGATCTGATAGATTGTAAAAGAATCATAAATCAACTTTCTTATATATTCAAATTGATAATGGGTGATACATCTTTCATTGCACCTATAGAAAGCTTTAAAGTTGTTATGATAAATTCGAATTTCAGTTTGAATTATAAAATAAATCTTTTGAAAGTTTCTCGACACTTTTCTAAATACGACAATGTTTTCAAAGTTTCGTTTGAACCCGATAAGTACTCGGCGGTAAAAGTTAAATTTAAACCAGCAAATGATATGAAAGAAATAACAACGAGTATTTTTGGTACCGGTAAGATTATAATAACGGGTGCAGAAACACTAAAAGAAGTTGCTTATGGGTACAATATTATAAATACCACTATCAATGATATTGAAGATGTACGAGTTTCCCCGTGCGAAGAATCCAAGAAGGAATTATTCGATCAGATTTCAGGACACAAAATTGAAAGTGTTATAAAACACGCAAAAAAATTAGGGTTCAATTCGTGGAAATTGACAACCGAGAATAGACAAATTAATTTCTAATGTAATACTAATATATACAAAATGTCTCAAAGATTAGGAATGGCTGACGGTCGGTGTTATACTATGAACACATCTAATCAACTCTACAATAACTATATCATGAAAGAGAATGGTATCAAATATGAAGATAACTATTCTTTTCGCAAACTTCTTCAAGAAAAAGGTCCAGAACTTTTGAAACCATCCCAGGCGCAACAAAAAGATCAATGTGGTTCTTGTGATAAAGCCCTTCTCAAAATGCCAAACATCTACTAATTTTTTAAATACACTCTTTTTTTTTTAAATCTAGATAAACTATATAATGGCCGCTATAGCAGCCGGTTTATGTTTTTTATCTACATTATCATCTTCTTTGTGTGTACAATTTACATCTCTTATACCAGGAACCAAAAACCATGTCATTAAAAAATATAAATTAGGTGATTTAAAATCGATTTTTGATGATATCGATAAAACGAAGAACATGGAGAGTGATTGTAAATCATTTGTAGACCGTCTAGAAAAGTTTAACGAAGAAATGATAAAACTACAACCACTATTTGAACCAGTAAAGAATATATGGGATTTACGTGGAACTTATGATACCGATACCTTATTTGAAGAAGCTACAAATATGAATTATGTGGAAACCAGTGATTTCATGAGAACACTCGAAGAATCATGTATAGGCAAAGAAAAGCAAGAAAAAATCAAAGAAATAAAATCACGATCGGAGGTTATATTGTCTTTAGAGGAAGGTAGCGATGAACTCCCGGGTGAATGTGCTAATTTTACTTCATTTCGAGATGAAATTCGAGAAGAATTTGGTAGTATCGACTTTCCATCACACGAATGGGACTCCGAAGATAAAAAGTTTGTAGAAAAAAATTACGATTTTATCGAACAAATACAGACACTTTGTGAAAGTGCAGAAGAAAGAACGAATACGAATAATACACAGGACGGTGATAATGAGTAATAATACGATTAAAAAATTCTTTAAGTCTTCTAGATAATGACTCAATGTGCCATATGTTTGAACGAAGTTCGACAGACCAGAAATAGTAAAGCTATTCGGTGCGGACACATTTTTCATTCACATTGTTTAGAAAAATGGAAAAATAAAGGCAACGTGACGTGTCCAATATGTCGAAAAGTGTTCGATGGTTCTAATTTTAGGGTACAGATTACTGTATTCAATGATTACGAATTGACTTCAAATACAGTATCTGTGAGTAATGAATTCATTTTTGATGCATTAGATATTTTATTAGCTGTCGAACACGAAGATGATTTAACGAGTATTCTTGACGACTTTGGGGTGAGTATGACCGACTTTGATCCCTCTATTTTTAACGCAGAATGAGCTACAGTATTTCTTATAAGATAATCCAGTGTATGCTCTAGACGCTTTCCGTGGGTCTATTATTGCTTTACCTTTAGCGTCGACTAAAAGTGGTCCAGTTGCCCAACCACGTTTATGACTAAAAACGTTAGCCTTAAACTTTAATATTCTACCGGGAATACACTTACCACCACATTTTTTAACACGACTCAATGGGACTTGGAAAAATCTGGCTATACTTTCATACGTGTTCCCCTTTTTCACCTTATATTCAACAAAACCATGTTGTTTATAAAAATGAAAATCCCCTTGTCTAAAGTAATTTTTAGTTTCTCCAGGAGCAACAAACATCATGATTTTAAAATGATTTGGTTTACATTTAGTTTCTGCATCAACTTTATAAATTTTTTTAGGGTTATCTGCAATAACTCTTTGGGGTAAACCTTTACAATGTGTGTAAGTATGTTTTAAATTTCTAATACCAGCCCGTTCACCTGGTATACTTTTTTGAAGACGGGTTTTTTCGTAATCTCCAACTGCATAAGCATAACAATTGTTATTGTCTATACCAATTGCACGACCCCAAAGTCTTTGAGTATATATTGGTTCAGAACCACTCAGGGGAAGCCCTTTGCTAGATCTGTTTCTCATTAATAATATCACAGAAAAAAAATATTATTAATTAGTAAATGATTAGAGACCTTGCCAACGCCAAAAAAATGAACCAAGTTTTGACTGAAATTCTTGTATTTGCTATCACGATTCTTATCAGTACATTTGTACTTAGATTCGCGTGGAACAAATCCCTTGTTAAGCACGTTACTGTGCTTAAGCCAATCAGTACGTTCCTTGATGCGTTTATTCTTTCGCTCTCGATAGCTGTTGTTCGTGGTATTTAAATTTCTTTATAACCTACAACTTCTTCTCCATCAGAACTTTTCATAACTGGAAAAGCTTCAATTCCATCGCAATTGCCTTTTTCGCAATCGATGAATTTGTGAGGTATCCCTTTCTTTTCTAAATAAGCCAATTGTTTTTTAGTCCATCCACACCAATTTGTACCATAAACAGTCCACTCCGTTTTAGTCCCAGTCACCGCTGCCACTGCCGCTGCTGGTGTATCAATTTTAGTTTCTTTTTTCGTAGTCATGTTTACAAGAATATACACATCTATTAATAGAAGTAATAAAGCAGCGATCATGTTAATATACTTATTTAATATATTTTAATTTTATAGACTCGCATATTTTATTTATGGTCTTACCGTCTGTGTTTATACCCATACTTTTAGCTATTTTTATAAGCTCTGGTTTTCTATAAGATTGACATTTACGCGTACCTACTTTTATATACCCTTTATTTGACATAATAACTTTCTGTATTGGTTTAGGAGCTGATTTTGGACGAATTCGAATACCGGGTCTTTTTAACGCGACCTTTTTAACATTTTTACTTGCTAAATTTCTTTTTATTTCATTCATGGTTTTCTTCGCAGCTACTACGCTTTTTTGTGGTATTTTAACATTCACTTTTCTTCTTATAATTGTACTAATATCAATAGGTACTACCGCTTTTTTATAAGGTGAGAAATACCTATCATTAAATATTTGTTTAAACGTTGGCAATTTCGAATGATCCTTGTCACGAAGTCGGAAATCAAGTATTTTATCGGATCTTAGACCTAAATATTCCGACGGTAATATTCTTTCTATAAACTGAACTACTTCCATACCATTTTCGATTTTAAATGCTTTTATTTCATGTCTTAAAACATTCAAAAAGTAATGTGCATCATACATAGAATGTGACCCCCTGAATATACCCGATTTCGTTTTATAGAATAGTGTTGAATCGTTGTCTATTTCAGGGTTTTTAATATCATTTATGGTGGATAACCCATAATCTGATATCAATGCATGTATACCAATGTCATGAACTTTTAATGTTGAGTTATTTATTTTTAATAGTTTAACACGAGATGGATTTGTATAATTTATAAGTATATTATCCGTGTGTAAATCATGATGTCTAAAAGTAGGGTATTTTATTTGTATTCTATACAAATTGTATAAAACCTGTGTAACTATAGTTCTAAAATGTATGGGTAATATATTATCTTTATTATTTTTCAAAAATGATTTTAAAGTGCCATTATTTGCGTATTCAGAATACATAAACGTGACGTTGTTACATTTTTCTATAGCGTAAGCTTTTATACCACCGTAAGGAGAAATGCGTTTACTTATTTTATATTCATGTGATATATCTTCACCCGTAACAATTTTTATAGCAATTTTCTTTTTACATTCTTTATCTATACATCCCATATAGACATCACCAAATGCACCTTGACCAATTTTCTTAGTACCCAAGGAGTAAGAGTCTTCTATAGAAAGTGAGATGGATTTATTAGTTGGTAAATATAAAAATTTTGCGGGGTTACACCCCATACCCTGCATACTTTTAATTAGATTTTTACCTAAATTTTTTTTCTGGATTGAATTTTTATTTTTATTTTTTGCAAGTTTAGATAATTTTTTTAAATTTTTTAAATGTTGTTCGCGTTCCATGACTAATGTAATAAAATATTTTATTCGTCAATAAGATCATTCATGATTTCTTCTACGTAATCTTCATCGTTACCCAAACCTTGGAAAGCAAACTTGGGAAGTTTATTAGATTCGCCACATAACACTTGAGATAACCGAACACTAACACCAAATTTATTATCAATGAACCAAACCTGACCAATTTCAACAATACACATACACCTTTGACCTCTTTCAATCTCATCCATACTAATTTGATCACGATCAGAATTATAGACTTCTGATACAAATTCCCCAGAAGAATTTGTTTGAACTTTTAGCTTAAGTGTATCTGCGTACCCTTCCTTACCCGGTCTAACCAATGGTTTATAAAGGGCTTCTCGAATGACATTAATATCATATTTTTTACCCAACCATTCTTTAGAATTAGTTGCAACTGTATTAAGAATGATTTCATCCAATTCTCTCAGTTTATTTGCTAATTCTTGCGCTTCTTCATTGTCATTATCAAATGATAAATCGAGTGAATATGAAGTTTTGTTAGTAGATTCATCCGTGAATGCGCTCAAACCAAAGGGTGAACGCATGAAAGGGAGTTGTAAGTAGAGTTTCTTTTTGTCACTGCGCGTAAGAACGACTGATTTACCACCATTTTTATTTTTCTTCAGAGCACTAAAAATAACACCGGATGGTTCGAATTGATTGGAAACTTGAATATTATTAGACATTTTTTTGTATATTATATATGTTCAAAAACTTTAAGTGTATTTTTTTCTAATAGTATATTAATAAAAATGACGAGTTGTACAGGTCACAAAAAAAGTTGGTTATTTAATGATTGTGGGTGTGGATGTAAAGGTAAGAAACAGGAACAAAAGTTTTTGATTTCTATTATGTCAGCCTTAGTTTTCTTTATAATCGCAAACCCCGATACATTTAGAATAACGCGTAGACTATTTGGTAAATGGATTTCCAGTCCAACTGGGTGCCCAACAGGTAAAGGTTTAATGTTTCATACATTAGTGTTTCTTCTAGTTACGTGGGGTATGATGAATATAAGAAGAGAAGGCTTTGAAATGATAGAATCCGAACCATCACCCAGTCCAGTGCAAATCATACCAGAAGATGCTATTTTAGTTGAAGAAAAGCCTATTAAACCATCTCCATCTCCATCTCCATCTCCATCTCCATCTCCATCTCCATCTCCATCTATAGCTCCATCTCCAATGATGGGAATTGTACCACCACCAATGGTTGATATGCCTCTCCCATTACCAGATATGTCAGAAATGCAATTTTCACCAATGGATTCGGGATTATCGTTGGGTGCTTTCGATATAACAAGTGTTCCAGACTCGGCATTACCAGGCGAATTTAATAATGCGGAAACCGTGACGTGTCAGTGTAGTAACGGTAAAAGTATAACCATGAATTAAAATTCTTCGTTAAACTCAATTGAAGATGAATCTTCATCAATCTTACCATAATCACCAACTCTCTTTTCAAAAAAATTAGTTTTACCATCAAGTGATATATTCTCCATAAAATCGAACGGATTTTTAGTTCCCCAGATTTTATCGTGACCACTTTGTTTTAATAATCTATCGGCGACATATTCAATATATTCCGACATCTTTTCAGAATTCATACCAATAAGACTACATGGTAATGCATCGATTATAAAGTCTTTTTCGATAGAAACTGCATCTTTAACAATTTCTTCTATTATAGATTTATCAGGTTTATGTTTTAACATTTTGAATAGTTCAATTGCAAATTCTAAATGTAATCCTTCGTCTCGACTTATAAGTTCATTACTAAAACAAAGTCCAGGTAATAAACCCCTTTTTTTCAACCAAAAAATAGCACAAAAGCTACCGGAGAAAAATATACCTTCGACACACGCAAATGCAAATAATCTTTCGGCGAAAGATTTATCCTTACTAAACCATTTCATAGCCCACTTAGCTTTATTTTCTATACACGGTATAGTCTGTATAGCTTCAAAAAGTTGTTTTTTTTCAGAAGAATTTTTTATATATTTATCAATAAGTTTACTATATGTTTCTCCATGAACCATTTCATTATGTTCTTGGTAAGCATAAAATGATCTAGCTTCAGTATACTGAACTTCGCTTGCAAAATTATTATTTAAATTTTCAAATACTATACCATCTGAACCTGCAAAAAAAGCAAGAATATATTTAATAAAATGTTTTTCGTTGTCACTTAAATTAACCCAATCATCCATGTCTTTAGAAAAGTCAATTTCTTCAGCTGTCCAATTTGACATCTGTGCCTTTTTATACATCGCCCATAAATTTTCGTGTTCTATGGGAAATACAGTGAAACGGTCTAATGTTGGTAACAACATTGGTTCTGCTTCTTCGAGATAGTCTTGAAAGTCATAATAAGTTCCAATGATTTTATTATTGATAAAAATTTGTGGGTATACAGACGCTTGAGCACCACAACGTTTTTTTAGTTCATCTTTATCTACCATAATTTTTTTGTTTTCTAATTTGTATTCTTTACATAAGTCAACTGCTAAATCGCAGTATTGACATCCTTCTTTTGATAAAATTTCGACTCCCATGTGTGCTAATACTTATAAATATTTTTGTATGAAAACTTTAAGAATGATTAAAATTTCAGAAATTCAGCCTGGAGAATTAATAAAAGTTTTAGTCAACTTAGAGGACGATATAGAAGACGAAGTTTACGCCAAAGTAAACGAGGTTCATGATGAGTATTTAGTAGTATCTTATTATTCAGAAACTTCTTTCCTGTATAAAGGAGCTAGACTTTATGAACTCGAAGAAAATGACGAGCTTGTTCAGGAAGTAAATTTATCAGAACACCACGATTCTATAGAGTATTTTGTAAATGTAAAGGATCGATTGTATGCAATGATACATGAAATAGATTCAGACGAAGAGAGTGACATAATAAATGAATCAGATGACGATGGTAGTGATCTAAACGACTTTATAGTTTCGGATAATGAAATAGACGGTATTATTATACCCCCGTCTAATCACACTGTTATAGATAAAGAATGGAAAGAATGGGAACCAAAGAGTCCAGGGTCTTTGTTATATAAACAAGCGGTGGATAATATAGAAACCTTTGCTAAAATACAAGCAGATGAAAATAACTTTTAAAACCTAAGTTAGCGTGATAAATATTAAAATTTATAAAATACTTCAATACCATGGAAGAACTGGCTGCTATTTGGTCCGATGTGGAACAATTACTAAAAAAACCAATATTAATAAAGTCAGTAGATAATAATTTATGTAAAGAATGTAAATGTGCTAAAATAATAACTAAAGAAGGTTTACCAACATGTCCCAAATGTGGATTAGTTGATAATACATGTATAGATGAACGTCCAGAATGGACAAGTGGAATTTCAGAAGATGGAAAAGTTAACGATCCTTCGCGGTGTAGTGCTCCTAATGTAAACCCTGAATTATTTTCAAGTGCTTGGGGTAAAGGTACTATTATTTCAACGAACCGAAGTTCGAGTTATGCAAATAAAAGAATGGCGAAGATTAATTTTCATCATTCAATGAATCACAAAGATAGGTCATTATTTCATGCATACAAAGATATAGAAGAAGCATGTTTTAGATTACCAGACACTGTTGTCAAAGATGCAAAAATGATGTATAAAAAATTTAATGATAAAAAATTAACAAGGGGTGCCGTTAGAACTGGTATAAAAGCAAACTGTGTATTATTTGCTTGTAGAATGTCTAAAATTCCAAGAACTACTAAAGAAATTTCCGATATGTTCTCTGTTCAACCAAAGGATTTAAGTAGAACTTCACAGATGTTTAAGGAGGTAATGTTGGGTAAAACAACTAGTACGTACACTACTTTACCACACGATGTGATGCAAAGGTTATTAAATTCATTTGACGTTTCCAGAGAAGAGAGATTAAAATGTAACAAAATGTGTTCTACATTGGAAACGTGTTCTGATCTTATGAGTAAAACACCAAACAGTGTTGCATCTGTTATAATATACATAACACTGAAACATCGCGTGACTAAAAACGAAATCAATGAAAAGTGTACTGTATCTATACCCACTATTAATAAAATTGAAAGTATTATAAAAAATTACTTAGAGGATAAAAGCGTTTAAATTTAATAAAATGACTGTACAACCTAAAGTATTTATAAGTACACCGTGTTATGGTGGTGTTTGTTTAGAAAAATACATGATAAGTATAGTAAAACTTCAACTAGAATTTATAAGGGAAGGTATTCAAATGGTTTTGGATACAACGGAAAACGAAAGTCTGGTTCATCGCGCAAGAAATGTAGCGGTAGGTAGATTTATGCAGAAATCGGATGCTTCACATTTTGTATTTATTGACGCTGATATTGATTTTGATCCGAAATCTGTAGTTCGTCTAGTTCGCTCTGACCATGACATTTCTGTATCTTTATACCCTAAAAAAGTTGTAATGTGGAATCAAGCAAAAGAAGCAGTTGAAAATGGAGATACTAGGGATATGGCAATGCTTTCTTCATGTCTCGTTGCAAATATAGGAGCTACACAAAGAAGTGTGGAGAATGGTTTTGTGGAAGTGCTCGATGGACCAACTGGTTTCATGGTTATAAAAAGAAAAGCTTTTGAAAAAATGCACGAACATTATACCGATTTAAATTGTAAGAATGATCACCAAAATCGCGATTTTGATGATTATTGTGCCATATTTGATTGTATGATAGACCCGGATACTAAAAGATATCTTTCAGAGGATTATGCATTTTGTAGAAGGTGGCAACAAATAGGGGGTAAAATTTATGCGGATGTTCATACAAGTCTGGGTCACATTGGTAATTTACCATTTTCGGGTTGTTTAGAAGAAAGGCTTAAGGTTTAGAGTTTTAATATATAAAATGAAATTTGCTTCTATAATAGTTACACGTAATAAATCATGTCACGTAAAAACTTTACACACTATTCTTAGATTTAATTTAATGTGTTTACAAAGGGGTAACATTGAAAATGAAGTTGTTTTTGTAAACGATGACCCTTTTCAAGTATCAGAAATAATTCACAGGTACATGAAAACGCATGAGAGATTGTTTTTTATTGATTATGGTATTCATGTAGATGATGGTTCACTAAACATGTTATTCGAAAACCACGAGGGTATTGGTTGTTTGGTTTTACCGGGTGTAGAAGAGGGTATAGATTGGGAAATGTTTAAAAATAAAGTAAACACTAAATCGAATGAACCAATTGAACAATTAGGATTATCGTTTGACACTACGGTCGATCGGAATAAAAAAATTTCTGATGGTATATATTCAGTATATACTACACGTGCAAAATCCTGGCTTATATTATCAAAAAATGTAATTAAACACATAAAAGATAAAAAAACATCTAATTTTAAAATTTTTCCTAAAATGGAAACGATGTTTTCTAAATTTAAGGAATCAGGTGTTAAAATTCATGCGTATACAAAAGCTAAGTTGGTCATGACATATAATCATGAATGTATAAGTAATATTTTAAACGCATACGGTGTTAAAAGTAATTAAAGAATATAATTAAAATATAAAACATATGGTACGTATTTTTGTAAAGAAAGAAGATCATCTTTACAAATATGCGATTCGATTCATGGAAGAATCATGGGGTACTTTGGGTAAGGGTATATTTCCGGGGTGTCAACCAATATCCATCGAAAGAAAACATTTCAACATTTTATCAAAAAATGATTACGTTGTTTGCGAAAAGACAGACGGTGTAAGATATATGATGTTATTAATTCAATATGGAAATCAAAGAATATGTGTATTTATAAATCGTGCATTGGAAATGTTCACTGTTAAATTGAACTTTAGACTTGCAGCTTATCAAGGTACAATATTTGAAGGTGAATTATACGATAACGTGTTTATGATTTATGATTGCCTGATGTCTTGTGGTGAAATTGTGGGAAACAAAAATTTCCTCGAACGTTTAGAGTATTGTGAAAATACGTGTAAAAAGGCAATCGTTTTACCAACGGATACACTTAAACTGAAAGTCAAAACGTTTCATTTACATGACGATTTTAATAATTTTATGGATAAGTATCTTCCAACCGTAAAACAGGAAATGGACGGTCTTATTTTTACACCTATAAATGAGAGTATTCGAATAGGAACCCACGAAACAATGTTTAAATGGAAACCGAGAAACAAAAATACTATTGATTTTCTCTTCAAGAAACAACCAACCAATGAAACACCTGGATGTGAACCCGGTGCTTATACATGGAAAATGTATATACAAGATCGAGGAAAACACATTTTTGAATCTTCTATACCTATTGATAAGATGAAAGAATATAAATGGATAAAATCGGGTGATATTATTGAATGTATGTATGTCACTTGGGAAAATGGTCCTTTTTGGTGGAAACCAATAAAAAGAAGGGATGACAAAACGTTTCCTAATAGTAGAAGAACATTTTACAGAACTCTTGTTAACATTAAAGAAGACATTCAGATGAAAGAGTTTTTAGACTGTAGACCAGGACGAAATGATTATCTTCTTTAGGAAAACTAATTAATTTTCCTAAAGTATCATCGTCTTGTATTATCCAATCATCACCATGATTTACAATAGACATGTAATGACCACCGTATTGAATACCTTTATGAATTATAGTAGATTTTAAATTATATACATTATTCCCTAATATTAATTCTTCTTCTATTTCCACAAAACTTTTTTTATCGAACGAAATAAATAGTATTTTTGGGTATTTAGAAAATACATTTCTCGTAGTAGCAACATGATGTTTTTTTCCATCTTTATCGATATAATCTTCAAGTGTATTCCATTTATGACTTTTATTTAGCATTTTTTTTAAACACTTGACATCTTTTTCCACATTTAATATATGAATACAGAACGGATTTTCTATTATGCTTTTACCGACGGGTGATATAGTCATTTGGTTAACTTGACCGTATACTATTTTTTTTATAAAAGGGTAACTTTTTTCAAGTATGTCTATTATACAAAAAATTGCGTCTTGTGCGTCATGTGGCTCTCCTATTTTAAATCTTGGAAATATTCTAACAAACTCATCTAAAACGGGTCCTATTGTAAAAACTTTTGTTTCTTTCGTTTTGAAATAAATATGAATAAGTTTTTCATATTCCCTAGTAAATGTACATTCACCACTATATTTATTATCTAATATATGTGCTGATATTTCATGTATATGTAATAAAACCTGAATAACTGAATTAAAATAACACGTATTTCCCAAATTTAAAAAACCGTGCATCTAAAAAAAGGTAACAAAAAAGGCTTAAGAAGAAGACGCGTTTTATAAAATGTAAAAACAAAATGGACGTTCATAAACTTTGTGACGAGATTAAACCACATTTAGATAAATATAAAAATGACAAATACGTCGAAATGGAATTCAGATTAGGTAAATTTAACGGCACATTTTTCGATACAAATGTCGGTAAAGATGCTTTTTATAAGTTCAAAGAAGGTTTGGATATATACACCGGGTGGGAAAAAAATGTTCATTCATCATCCGTAGTTTATTATCGAGAAACGGATACCAATAGATTAACTATTGATCAAAATGCAGATGAAGATACACTCATTAGAAAGGAAAAAATCTTTACAAAAGATTTCAAACACTTGAATAACTCACCCTATGATGTAAGATTTAGTGTGTCAAAAGAAATACCGATTGAAGACACCGGTAATAACGAATGGCCGAAACTAAAAAATAAAGAACGATTTTCTTACATTAGAAAGAATTTATCGATTGATATGACTATATGTTCGGGAATGGTTCAAGACATGGATGCAGAAGATTCTCATACTTATCAGGTCGAGTTTGAAATAATTGATTCTAAAAAAGTTGAGGATATAGATACATTATTTAAAATTATTCATAAAATTAAGGATTTTTTTAATATGAGTAATTATATATGCTAATCTGGTTATTAATTTCATGTTTAGTTTTATTCATATACTATGATAATCAAGATATAACATCCCGTGATTATGTTAATATTCTAGGTTATACATCTAAATATTTTTATATGAGCCACGGTGAATCTAAGAAAATATTTGAAAAAATGGAAAATGATAATATAGCATACGAATCTTTAAAAAGTTTTGTAATAATGGAAGATGATTTTTTAAATTTAGAAAGAAAATCAGTTTGTTCAGGAGTTTCACAAAAAGTTGAAGCTTTTGCACTTTCGGATGAAATAAAAAATAGATTCAAGGGATACGATTTTTCATATCACACGAAACACCTTAAACAGATATCTGAACCAGATAAAGTTATAAATCGAAATATAACATGTTCATCAAGTAAAACATAATACGTCTATGTTTAGTAGATTCCATTCTTTGGAAGTTGTCATAAATATACATAATTAACCCCGTATCATCAATTTCACGTTTCTCCTCAAAATATAATTCTGGATCTACAGATTCGTGAAATTCATCCGTATAGTTATAATTTATTTCTAAACGACCCATATATTTATCACTTTCTTTCCTTGCCGTTTTTATGTAATCGCATATAGTGTAATACATAGTATCGATAATGTTTGATATTATAAGTTTATCAATTTTTTCCATATCATCTATTACGTTATTATATTTATTGGTATTAAGTTTATAAAGTAAAAAGTTTCTTGGATTTTCCATTATACTATTTACTTTTTGTCTTTATTCTTTAATGTAAATTTATTAAAGTTATTGTATAAGTTTTTTAATTTATTTTGGTTAGTTTTACTTTTAGAGTTTGAGTTCGAGTTCGAGTTCGAGTTCGAATTAAAGTTTAACCGCTTAACAACTTTATTTTTAGGCGGTGTAACTTTCTTCTTAATAGGTGGACGTTTAATAATTTTTTTTGTACTTTTAACAACTTTGGGCTTAGGTCTAGGTGGTGTAGGTCTCTTTTTATTTAATTTAACAACTGGTGCACCGTTCAATTCTCTACGCATCTTAATATAATTAATCACTTTATTACTGTTTAACGAAGGCGTTTTTGGTAAAGATATAGCATAATTAACAACTTTGTTTACAGTGTTTTTACCAAATTTACCGTATAGTTTATTAGCTTCTTTTTCTAATAACAATCGTTTAAAATATTGTTTTTTATCAATTTTAAATCGGTAAACCATATCTTTCTTTACTTTATTAGCTTCCCCCTTTTTTAAAACGCCGTTTTTAGAGACTAAATTCTTTTTTAATTCCATACGATCCAATTCTTTTTTTACTTCATTGACATTTTCATTAATGTTCATTACGTTACCATACTTTTTCATCCAATATTTACCATAAAGTTTAACTAAATCATTTTTAATACCCGTTTTATTAAGTTTTCGTTTTAAATTTACAGGTACTCTTTTATTTCTTTTCATTTTATTTAACATTTCTTTTTCAATTTCGTTAGCAAGAGCATTGGGAGAATTTGGTGTGTTTGGTCTATTTTTAAGTTTTTGACATAAAATTTTAACGGTATCTTTATCGTTTATGGATATACCTCTAGAAATAGCAAGTGCAATCAATTGTTCTTTTTTCATATCTTTACACAACTTATCATTTATTTTATAACCAGAGTTACCTTTTTCTAATTTATCCAATGCTTTACAAATATCTTCTTTTTTGTTTCTATTTTTTACTCCAACAACACCCAATTTTTTGGCAACATCGAGTAAAACTGGTTTTGTAAGACGTTCACATTTCCGACCACCAATTTTCATTATACCATCTTTATCGTACGTTATCTTCATATTTTTTGATTTCGAATTTGTTTTTTTCTTAACCGGTTTTCTTTTTGGTATTTTAAAACAACATTCGTAGCCTTGTGGATTTTTTCTAGTTTCATAACCTTCTTTACACGGTGGTCTTCTAGGTTTTGGGCACGTAGAAACTCCTATTTTAGATTTCTTTTTAATCAATGGTATAGATACATTAACGTTTTTATTTACCAATCCCATTGTATATCCCATTTCGTGTAATTTTTTAATCATTTCCACACCAAAAACGTAAGCATTTTCGAGATTATCTGGATTATTTTCACCTTGTATCTGTACTATACCTGCACCGAGCTGACCAGATTTAGATGAAAGAATATAATTATGTTCATTATATTCAACGTATAGAAAAGGTGATCTTTCTGGTTCGTAAGAAATAAATGATTTCAGTGGGTTTTCTTGCGCTATTCTACTTAAATCAAAATTTGCGTTTGTTGAAAACTGACCACCGATATTATTGTATTTGATATCATTGTATAAAAATCCTTGTTTTTGTGTGTATGTGTCTATTAAATATTTTCGTAGTGCCTCTGGTTGTTTTTTTAGGTTTTTTGAACCCAAAAATCCTCCCGAAAAACGTATTTTACCGTTTCTATATATATTAAAACTAAAATTTTTCTTGTTCATACCATCTGTCGTGTATCCAGAAAGTTGTACAGAAAAGAAATTTTTATCTAAATCACCTCTCATACCAAAATTACTCGTGTGTATAGCACCTGTTTGAAAACGACCGTATATACCCTTGATTTCATTAAGATCTATTGATAAACCTGGTGCAATAGATGCGTGTCCTTTTGGTTTGCGTTTCAATATATATAGTAAATCTACACGACTCTCTTGTGAAAAGTCTTTGTTTACTAATATATTGTATATACCCGGTTTTAAACTTCCAGTTCTTAACTCTGAAAATACACTACCTTGTGTCTGTGAATTAGATCCAGGGACTAATCGTACAGGAGTTGTCATTTGTCCAGGGTTTGTACGCTGTATTTGTATGTTTGAATTCTTCACGAATTGACGCGGGTCCATACTTACACTAGGCTGAGAATTTTAATATTCTTCCTCCGCCACCATGTCAACTCCTACTATGATATCCTTGTTTTTATACTGTCTGAAATTATATTCAATATCCAATTTTTCAATGGTTATACCCCGACTACTAAATGGACCAAGGTAAAAATCTGAATTAAACCTCGGTTTTGGTAAGTTATTAAGCATACAGTAAGTAAAGAACCTTTCCTTGAATACATCAATTGGACACATGTATTTTAAACCACCAGTGTTAAACTGAACTTTATCAGACTGAAGGTAGTGTTCAAGTGCGTTTGTAACTGTTGCTACAGATTTTCGAACTTCCTTGAAGTATTCCGGTATTACGTTCCATATATCTTGATCCTGATATTTTTGAGCATAATCCAAATAACCTCTTACACACTTTTGTAAAATAATAGGCATTTCTTTTTCAAGTTTTAATTCGAGTAACGGATCTGTATCTTCATCTCTAATCTGCTTCTTAAAATGCCATGTCATCAATCTTCTCAAAATACTACCCGAATTATCTTTCCAATTTGGACATTCATTACCACCGAGTATACCCGGTACGTCCCACGTTATATTTTTTGCAGTTTCAAATTTAACGGCGATTGCGAGCTCTTCACCAGAAACTATTGATTGGAATTCAGCTTGTTCTAGATTCAAGTCACCTTTGATTTCAGGTGCAATAAACATCAACCCGTCATAAATACCCGATAAACCAAATCTTTTCTCGACGTTGTTTGAAAGTTTCTTCACATCCGTTGGTTCATAAAACTTTTGAAAAACTTTAGTTATGAGTGTCGATTTACCTGAACGTGCAATACCTTTTAAAAATGGTATAATTTGCCATTTATCAATATCGTTCAAACAAAATGTTAAACGACCACCCATAACGTACATCCAATTGCATGCTTCATTCGGAAATTCTTGTGAATTGAGTACTTTATCAAAATATGGAGTTGGTATTTTTTTCCAATCTTTCACGTGACTATAGTCTACAAAATCACTATCGAAGTACTTACAACTTACTATCGAAGGATCAAGCGTTGAAGCTTCCTTTGAATCATATGGATAAAAAGAGGTTTTATATGTTTCTGTTATACCAGACCATTCTTTACCAATAAAAATACCATTTCTGAAAGACCAAACGTGTCTGTCTTTTACAATTTCGGGAAATTGCATATCACAACAGTTACCGAGATGTTTTATGACCTGGTCGATTATACCAGTTCCGTTATGGGTTAACTCCTGCCATAATTCAAAACGAGACTCTTTGGGTGCAATACGATTAACATATTCTTTTATAGTTTCTTTCTGATTCCATGCACGTGTATCGAACCCATTATACTTTATTTGTGTACAACAATATCCTCGGTACCTTTTGATATTACTTTCATATAGTTCTTTTAGGACGGTAGTAAGAGCTTTTTGAAAAGTATTTAATTTTTCGACGTCAAATATAGACGTTCTAAAAATGGTAGGGTCAGATTTAACAGTAGCTTCAGCCCATGTTGGAAATTCAACTCTCTGTACTGTTCTGTTATACCGATATATGATCTGCCAGGCATCATCAAGCTGATCAATTATACGGTTAATTCGGCGAGATATGGTAAAATCTTCGTCTTCCATCGTTAATATTCCAAGTGCATCAGCTCTATTGAAGAGTGTACCAAGTCTTTGAATAGAAGTTGTATATTTTTCATTTGTTTTTTCATAAGAAAATTCTTTGCATAGACCGTTTTCATCAAGTTCTTCACTATCACAAAAAAACATATATCCAAGCTTGAAAGGGTTTGTATGTTCTAACGATTTTAGACGAAAGTACTTTTCAAGTTTGCATAAGAAATTCAATAATTCTTCCGAATTAAATCTTTCGATAGATGTATTAATAAGAATATTAGATGATAGTACAATATCCGGATTTTTTTGGGGGTAATAAATCTCGGACATGTTTTATAAATACAGGTCTTTATTTTCTAAGTCTATTTTTTTTGAAGTTGAGATAACATTTTAATTAATATTTTGTTTTGCATTTCAATTTGTCTTGAAATGTTTACAAGTGCAGAACAGACCGTTTCCCCTTCTTCTGTGGAGAGAACAGAACTCAATAACATATTTGTATCAGATAATGGATTCTCTGACATATCAAAATCATCTAATTCGATATCAGAATCTTCAACGAACGATCCAGAATCTTCAATTTCTTCTTCTGAAGAAATTTCTTCTTCCTCAATAATTTCGGGGTGGTCATCGACACTTTCAAGTTCGGGTGGGGTATCAATTTCGTTTTGGCTGGACATTTATATAACACAGGAAAAATCAAACCGTGTTTTTTCGCGAAATCATCTGAAATAAAAATCTCAGTGTATAGTACAAACAAACTAAAAATGGCCGGTGGTCTCATGCAACTCGTCGCCTATGGCGCCCAAGATGTCTACCTTACAGGTAACCCAAAAGTAACTTTTTTCCAGGCTGTCTACAAACGCCACACTAACTTTGCGATGGAAAACATCGAACAAACTGTCAACGGTACTGCCGCGAACTCTGGTCGCGTTTCCGTGACTGTCGCCAGAAACGGTGATTTGGTCGGTGACATGTACGTCGAACTCAAGACTAAGTCGGCTCTCGCCAACACAAGCGGTCACGATGGTTCCGCTTGGGTCGCTGAGCGTGCGATCAAGAACTGCGAATTGTCGATCGGTGGTCAAAGAATCGACAAACACTACCAAAGATGGTGGAGATTGTACGCAGAGTTGTACTTGTCCGATGCGGCTAAGTCCAACTGGGGTAAAATGACCTCCGCGGTTACTCCAGGTGCGTCGCAAGTCTTCTTGCCACTTATCTTTTTCTTCAACCGTAACCCAGGATTGGCGTTGCCATTGATTGCCTTGCAATACCACGAAGTCAGAATTGACTTTGACTTGACTTCGGAATTTGATTCTTTCTTGGACACGTCGGTTTTCAAGGTGTGGGCCAACTACATCTACCTCGACACTGAAGAGCGTAGACGATTCGCCCAAAAGGGTCATGAATACTTGATCGAGCAAGTGCAACACACTGGCTCCGATTCGGTCACGTCTAACGCGACCAAGCAAGTTAGATTGTCCTACAACCACCCAGTCAAGGAATTGGTCTGGTGTGTTAACGCTGGCTCCGCCGCGAGTACCAGTTTGTGGAACTTCTGCTCCAACACGGCTGCCGCCGATGTTGTTATCGATTGCTCCCCAGAAAAGTCTACTGAAGGTCAAGTTACCCCAGCTCAAGTTGGTCAACCACTTCTTGTTGTCGGTACCAACGGTGGTACTGAGTCGTGGCAAGAAGACGGTGCCGCTTCGGCGACTGCCTCCGTCGGTCCAGTTGACACCTTCAAGTTGGTCCTCAACGGTCAAGACAGATTCAAGGAACAATCCGGTAAGTACTTTAACCAAGTGCAACCATACCAACATCACTCTGGCTCCCCATGCCCAGGTGTCTACTCGTACTCCTTTGCGCTTAAGCCAGAAGAGCATCAACCAACGGGTACTTGCAACTTCTCCAGAATCGACAACGCGCAAGTTGCGATCAAGCTCAAGGATCTTACGAACACCTCTTTGGCTACTCCATCCCTCGACATGTTCGCGGTTAACTACAACGTTCTCCGTGTGCAATCCGGTATGGGCGGTCTCGCGTTCTCCAACTAAGCGTTTCTTAGTTTATTGATTATAGTAAAAAAATAAAATTTAAAAAATAAATAAAATTTAGATTTTAAAATTTAGAACAAATTTTAAAGTTTAATCTTAAAATACTTTTGTATTTTTTCAAGTATGTAACAATTCGGTTCAAGTTTACCCGTTTCAATTTTGTTTATCGTATCTAAAGTTTCTCGTATTCTATGACCAAGTTCAACCTGTGTATGACTTCTTTCTATACGTATACGTTGAATTCTTTTACCTATTGTATTATCCATATTGATAGTGATTAGAGTTTAACACCCAAAACTCGACGCAGTTTTTGCATTATTTTATGGTCCGGGATTGATTTACCTAATTCATATGAAGAGATGATATCTGTTGATACGTTTATAAGACCTGCGAGATCTTTTTGTGTATATTGTTTTGCAACACGCGCCCTTTGAATTGTTAACCCCGTCTCTTTACTCACTTTTATATGTGTACCGCATAATTCGGCTTCATCTAGTTTTTGTTCAGGTGATTTACCTGAATACTGACTTCGTTTCGGTAACCTAATTTCCTGACCCATGAACTTGACGTATTTTTCTTTTTCTTTTTCTTTATTAACACTTTTACCGTGTATAGTAACTTCATCCCAATCTTTGTGAAACATATTTTAATATATAAATACTTAAAATTTTAAGTCTTTTTTGTATAAATGGATTCTACATATATATTTTTATTAATTTTTGGAACTGTGACTGGTTCTTGTGCACTGTTTAATCCAGTGATTAAATGTTATTATTATTGGTTCCCTTATAAACGAGAAGACATTGTTGAAGTATAAAGTTTAAACCTGTGTATACTATAAATGATTGAAGCATACACAGATGGAAGTTGTTTAGGAAACCCCGGTCCCGGTGGTTGGGCATATCTTATAAATACAAAACCTAAAATCGAAAAGAAAGGTGGTAAAGATATTACCACAAATAATGTTATGGAAATGACTGCGATTATAAAAGTTTTAGAAAAGTTTTTGGAACTCGAACATAAAACCGTGCGTATTTTTACGGATAGTAATTATGTAAAAATGGGTCTAACAGAATGGTCTAAAAATTGGGAACGTAATGGTTGGAAAACAACTAAAGGTGATGATGTAAAAAACAAATGTGAATGGGTACAAATGATTGATTTGATGCGTAAATTTGATATAGTTGATATTAAATGGGTTAAGGCACATAATGGAAATGTAAATAATGAACGTGTTGATACAATGGCACGGGAATATGCATACTTATTTTCTAAGAAATAGTAATGGGAGACGATACCCCAGAACAACATCACTGGTGTCCGAAACAAGAACAACTCCTAATCAGGTGGGCTGAAAAAGCTGCCGGATACCGATGGTTACATAATCACGCGCGTATGTTTTATAAGAAACAAAACGATTGGTTATCGTACCCGTGTATAGTTATATCGAGTATTACGGGTGTTGGTGGTTTTGCAGTACTAAGTCCTAATGATCAAAATATGTCGACCGAACAAAAACAAAAAATTGTTATTTTTCAATATTTTTTCGCGTTTTTGAACGTGGTCGCGGGCATACTCACATCAATATCGAAGTTTAACAACTCTTCGCGTATGATGGAAGCACACTCGGTCATGTCCATCCAATACTCAAAATTTTATAGGAACATTGATATGGAATTATCATTAGAAACCAAATATCGCGAAGACGTTTTAGATTTTGTAAATAAAGTGCGTTTAGATTACGATAGATTACTTGATGAAGCACCTGATATACCCGGACACACGATAGAGGCGTTTAACGAGACGTTTCCCGATAAAGAAAACAAACCTGACGTGTGTAACGGGTTAAGTATAATTTCAAATAATGCTCTAATACAAGACGATTCGCGTGTATCAAAAGCCATAAAAAAATGGATGACACGCCCAAAAACACCAGATAATAAATTACCAACACCGAGACAATCAATGGATTTAGAGTCTCATCCTTCGTGTGGGGTATAAAGTTTAAACGATCTAGTATAGTACAAATGATTGAATACAAAGAGTACGTTTTACGATTAATAAAAGTAGTATTTGGCTTAAAGTTTATGGTTGATATATAGATATGATCCTATAGCTCAGTTGGTTAGAGCGCGGTGCTTATACACTACTAGGTATACCTAAGTGACTTTATCGTCACAAATGCAACGCCGAGGTCGCGGGTTCGACCCCCGCTGGGATCACACTTACTTTTTAGATGTACTGTTCTACATGTAAAAAGTTTTATTAGGGAAAAAAATTAAGTTCTTTTTTGTTTAATTCGAATAAAGCATATTCTATGAATACACTTGGACTAGGATGGTCCGTCATCGCAAGTTCATCCTCTAGATCACCTATAAAATCTGCTTTTTCATGTTCGTCGATGTCATTATATATGTAATTGATAAGTTTTACATTTCTTGATGCGGCTGCCCCGACCATAGCGTAATGTACACAATGTCTAGGGTAACTACACTCTTCATATAAATACTTAAATGTTTCTAAACCCGTATCGTGGTTTTTACCGAATGCCGCAGCAAAACTTAAATCGTCTTCATCTTTTCTCATATCATCACCGTCATTGGGTATTTCTTCTATTATTTCATCAATTTCGTTACGACGTTTTTTTAATTCGTCGAGTTCGCCGTTTTCACACATTTTCCAGATAGATTTCATTTTACTTTTTAATTACTGTAACTAAATAACTTAACTTAGGTTTCTAATGTGTTAAAGATATACCCCGTTAAAAAGTAAATGATTAGAGTTTCTTCAATTCCTCCAAGTCCCGAAAACAAACGTAACCAAATACGTAAGAACATTCTCGAAGGTACGTATTCTAAAAAAATAAATATTGCGTTTCAAACGTTCGAGAACCCACGCCTTCAGTTTAGGTTCGCGGAAGCACTCGACGAGGCGGATGAAAAGTGTTACGTTTCAGGAACATCAGAAGAGTGTTTTGCGGCATGGCAAGAAGTTGATGAATTGGAAGATTCAATGATGCGTCTCGGTGTAGAAGTATTTCAAAACTATAGTATGCGATACGGCTCATTACTCAGACGAACATTCAAACTTAGATGGAATGTTCGTAACGTCGAGGACCATCACGTCATACCAAAAGAGTTCAAGAGTCACCCAATTATTGAAAAGGTAAACTATGATATTCATGCGAGTGAGAATATAATCATGATGCCGCGTGAAATTGGTAATTTACGTGAGAATAGACTTACACACAGAGGTAATCATAAAAAGTATAACGAATATGTCGGTAACGTTCTCAATTCGATGGAAAATACCGATATATCTGAACCAGAATTTAAAAAGTTTGTTGACTTTTTAAAAGATGGGTGTCGGTTTCGTCCACAGGACATACCATGGAGTTAAATTCGTTTGTGCAAATTGCACGTAGTTGGATCTTTAGTTGAATTTTCATTATTACTACCAAGTTCGGATCGATTTTGTGATATATAAGCCGGTGATGTTACACACTTATTTACTTTATTAAATTGTATGTAATCCGAAAGTGTGTGATCATTTCTATGTCTCCAAAAAGTAACTTCATCTCTTTCCATAAATCTTTTAAGGAAACTTTCTTTCATAACAAGTGCGTGATTGCATAACATTTGTGTATCTACAGGTGCCCTATACAAATGTTCTGTTATACTTGGGTATGTCATACCACAATTTGCCCAACAATACCCTAAAAACAAAACTTCACAATCAGTCGATTTTAAATCTTTTACGGCGGCGTAAATTTTATCTAAACTTACCATGTATTTTATATCATCTTCCAAAAACATAACTGTTTCGTACCCGTTCAAATACGCGTCGTAATAACACATGAAAAACGATAAAGATACGGGTAATTTTGTCCATCGTTTGTATAAATGTAAATTTGTTGGTGAATATGTCTGACTTAAACGCGTATAGTCTTCGACGGATAGATCGGAAGGTTTTATTGCATCGAACATTTTATAAGGGGTCTGTAATTGTTCGAGCATTTGTGTTATGTATTTTTTCCTTTGTGGCATAGATATACAATATATCATATCAACATCCAAATTATGGTTTTCGTGTTTCACAGTTTTAAACCTATTTTTAAATCGGTTATATACATTATTTGGTAAATAATCTTCATTCGATGACGTTACAGGAATAATATCAGGACTACACTGTTGTCTCGTTTGATTATATAATTTAACTAAATTTTCCGTATACGTTATGTTTTGACATATTTTAACAGGGTTCCATCCATTTTGTATCGTATCTTTATACGGACCCTTTTCTGCACTTTCGGTAACTAGATTCTCATAATTATTTAAAATGAGTTTCATACTTGATACGTACGGTACGAGATAATCGCCATTTTTACCTATTATATCACGAAATTCCTTGTTTTTTGTTTTATACTGATCATCTGAAAAATCATTTATACACATATTTAACCAATCTTTTATGAGTTTATCACCCGGTTTTGCTTTTATAAAAAAGTTTTCTAAACACGTTACATTCTTTTTTGAGAACCTATCCGCTTTGAAACAAAATACTTTATCACCTTTTGGTACCCAGGAACTTAATTTTCTATTTGTAAAGACAGATGCATCCATCCAAATACCACCATACTTATGAATTAAGTATAGGCGAATTAAATCTGATTTGTTTGCTTCGTTATTTGTTATAGATGAAAATTTAGCCATGGTTTTTTCAGGTATCCATTTAAAAATGGTCTTCTTATTTAGAACTCTTATATCTTTACACGAACCTACGGTTTTCCAGTTTTTAATACACCGTTTTACGATTTTTGGTTGGTAAGGTGAGTGCCAATACGTCCAAACGGTTTCTTCGGTTATTGGTTTATCCTCCTGGTATTTCGTATTTTTACACACGAGTGCAAATATAATGAATATTATAATCGATAAAAAAATTATTTTAATTTTTCTATCGTACTTCATACTTAAAGAATACAGACAAAATAAATATGGGGAGCTATTGTCATATAGTGGTTAGTATCTTGGACTTTGAATCCAATCACCTAGGTTCAAATCCTAGCAATAGCTTGTATACGATGCCGTGGCCGAGTGGTCTAAGGCGCCAGATTAAGGCTCTGGTTCGAAAGAGCGCAGGTTCAAATCCTGCCGGCATCACCGTGCGATAGCTCAGTTGGTAGAGCATTGGATTGTAATTGTAATGAATTATTATAACTATTCGTTTAGTTGCTAAACTCCAATTGTCCCGAGTTCGATCCTTGGTTGCGCGACCCCTTCTCTCGTAACTCAGTTGGTTAGAGTGTGCGACTGTTAATCGCGAAGTCACCGGTTCAACTCCGGTCGAGAGAGTTTTTACAAATTTAGCAAACGATCGCAGGTTCGAACCCTGTCGCGAGCATAT